GATTGTACTGCTGTATATAGTTCTACAATTGGGAGTGTTTTGTTATAATCTTCTATTCTTTTCATTTATTTATATTTTTGTAAAGATAAGAAAAGGTTGGACAATATCCAACCACTCTTAATGAAGTTTTATTTATTTTAAGTATTTCTTTCTCCTTTATGTTTATCTAATTTATCTAGTATTTGAGTAAGTAGTTCATTTTTTATAGCTCCAACCATTGAAGCATTTTTAAGTACAGAGATTAATTGAAATACAAGAAATGGTGCCATTATTGTTTCACTTAACCAAGCTGTTCCTTGAAATCCTTTTTCAATTGAAAGAATACAGGCTAACATTATTATCCAAAATATAAGAGTTTTTAACACTTTTAATGCTTTAAATGTTTGAAATCCTTCCCTTTTCATTCCCGCCCATACTCCGAAGAATCCATCTGCGAATACAATTAGCCCTACTGCTAGGAACTGCTCTATATTATCTGTAGTTAAGTTAAAAAAGTAGGTACCTATAAAGGCTAGTAATGTTGACATTGATAGTGTGATAATTAGTCCTGTTTTCATGGTAACTATTTTACGTATTCAAAATATTTTTTAGTTTTTTGATTTCTATCATCTAAACCGTGAGTACCACCGTTTATTCTTTTTGTTAAAGCTAAGATAGCTGCATCATTAACTCCTTGATCACAAATTGACCACAATTTATTCTTATCAAAGAAGAACATTGCTGATTCAAAAGAGAAGGTAGTTGCTACTAAATCTGGATTTGTCATGATCTCTGGATTTTTTAGATAGTCTGAGAATGCTTTATAGTTATCTTTCCCAGTTAATTGAAGAGCTCCTCTTCCTCTAAATTTCCATCCATCTCCTGAAGCTTCTGCTCCATTACCCATTCTAGAGGCATAAACCCTATTGGCAATCTTTTCAGGATTTCTTGAATAAGATTCTTCTAAGTTACCTGGAAAGTATTTTCCAAAGGTGCCTTGCAATCCTGCTGCAGAATAATTTAGATTTTCTGTAAATAGTTTGAAACCTCCGGTTTCATGTGCTGTTTGAGCAAAGAAGTGTGCTGCTCTTACTGGAGTAAATTTATAAAACTCCATTGCTTTTTTCATTGTACCAGGACCAAAGACTCCGTCTGCCGTTACTCCTATTTTTTCTTGTAAACTTTTTAAACTCATAATTTAATTTTTATTTATTAGGGCTACTTTCCTGTGTAGCATATTTAATACCCATAATTGTACCAACTATTGAAAATGCATTTGTTAATAATACACTAAACATATTTGACCAAGTTGAACCAATTATTTGTGTGTCTTTACCTGTAAGCATCGCTAACCAATATAATATAGTTGTTACTATTCCTACTCCAACTATAACAGCTAATGCACACTTAACAATTATTTTTATTAACTCATTTTGACTCTTTTTTAATACTACATCTAAATCATTTAAAGCAGTATCCTTTTCTAATTCTATTGATTTTTTAAGTTTTTCAGAGTTTTCTAATTCAATTGTTAAATTCTCTGTAAGCTCATCTATTTTCTTTTTACTATTTACCGCTTCAGTAATATCAGTAGCGATTTTAACTACATCAGTAATATTTCCTTTACTATCAAGTACAGGATTATAAGTTGCTTGTAAATAAACAATAGAGTTATCTACTTTTCTTCTTTCAAATATTCCATCAAAGATTGTACCTTTTCTTAAATTTTCCCAAAATTTAGCATATTCATCAGACTTTGAATATTCATAGCTTACAAAAATACTATGATGTTTTCCAATGACTTTATCTTTTTCATTGGATTTATACCCCATAGTTTCTAAAAATATAGGATTTGCATCTGTTATAAACCCATCAATATTAAAACTAATAAGAGCTGTACTTCTATTGATAGCATCTATCTGTTTTTTACTACTAACAATAGCACTAATGTCAGTAGCAATTTTCATTATTTTAGTAATCTTACCACTATCATCAAAAATAGGATTATAAGTAGCTTGAAGGTTTATAAGACTTCTGTCTTTTCTTCTTCTTTCAAATTCTCCCTGATAGTATTTACCGCTTCTTAGTATATCCCAGAATTTTTCATATTCAAGTGATCTTGCATACTCTTCACATATAAAAGTACTATGATGTTTACCAATAAGTTCTTTATGGTTGCCTGCACCATACCCCATTGTTTCTAAAAAAATATCATTAACTCCTAGTATAATACCACTAAGATCAAAGTAAATAATAGCATTACTTCTATTAATAGCTTCAAGCCGACTTAGTAACTCCTCTTTCGATAAGTTTTTCATCTTACTCGTTACTAGACTTGTTTCCTCCTCTAAAGCCAGCAAACTTTTCAATCACATCAGGAAGAAAGCTTCCTAAAGTTATATACATAAATGCATCAAAGATGTACTCATTTAACTCAAGTGCTTTACCCATGTAACCTGTAACTAGATCAACTATAATAGCAGCTACCATTACTGCAAATGATAAAAATCCAATTATAACTTTTTCGTTATAATCATTTGACTTTTTAAAAATACTAAAAAATCCCATAATATTATTTTTTTAAATTAATTAAAATATAACCTAATAATAAAACAATATTGATAAGAACCTATTTATTATAAATATAAAAAGTCCCTACAATGAGGAACTTTCTTTTAATCTATTTTGAGCTTCTATGTATCGTTTTCGGATTAAAGCACCTAATTCAGTATCATTTGGATTATTTAAAACTTCATCATATGAAATATATATAAAATCATCAAATTCATTTACGAAATCATAATCTTGCAATGCATCCCATTCAAGGAATTCAGTCATTACTTGATTTAGTTCTTCATCTGTTAATTTAGGAAACTTTAAAAATCCATCCATAGTTTAATAATTTTTAATAAATATAGCCCCTCATGTGAGGGGCATATTTGAATCAATTAATTCGCAGATACTGCGCTGTTTTTCGCACGTCTTCGAGCGAGAGTGTACATAGCATCTGCTAATGCATCATTTACTTTTCTTTCACCAGTTTTTACATAATTGATGAAACGAGGTGTAAAACCTGTAGTTTCTGCTAAACGATTTGTGTCGTCTTTACGCTCGCGAGCATTGTAAAATGCTAGCTTTGCAGTGCGGTTTAGTTTGGTCTTTGCCATAACGATTAATTTAGAGTTAATAATAGTGGAGGTGAGGAGAGTCGAACTCCTGTCCAGACTGCGTTAGTCAATACAATTTATACAGCTTATGTAATACAGTTTTAAAGTTGGAGTATTATTCAACTGGGGCTAACTGTTAAGTTAGCGAAACCACCACTCTATTTAATCTAACAGAGAAATCTTGTTTAATTTAGGCTGCTACAGCAACTTCTTCTCTCAATAGAGAGAATACTTTGTTCATGTTAGCTTCGATTTGTGCGTTTGCTCCTAGAGCCACTACACGAGAATTGTTTTTGCCATTTATTAATTTCACCTTAGTTTACAGTTATCTCTCTGGCTGATTGTATTAATTAGTTGTAATCTGTCAAAACCAGACACCCCCGTTTTGTAATAAATAATAATTTATTTTGGAATCGGTAAGGGATTCGAACCCTTATCACACATAGAAGTGCTGTTACCCTCTGCCAGCGTTATACTGATTACACTAACCGATTCTTGGTAAATTACTTTACAGCTGTGGTGTCAACTGATGTTGAATCTACTTGTACTGAGTCAACCTGTACTGATGTTGAATCTACAGTTGTTGTTTCAGTTGCTTCTACTTGTTTACAGCTTGTTACTGTAGTTGCCATGATAATGACTAATGCTAAAAATACTTTTTTCATTTTGGTTTTTATTTGTTAATTAATATGTTCTTGTTTCTACCCACATTGACTTTGTCTCAGTTGGTTTACTATAATTATTTAATACTTTTGTTACTTCAGCTACTACATGTTTCCATGTTACTGGTCCTGTTTCGTCTGCATAAGGAGCTGGGTCTTTTCTTCCTAATTTAATAAATGCTTCTACTCTTTCAACTGATGAAGCTGATTTATAATCTGAGTACCAAGTTCCTAACTTATTATCGTTTACATTAAGGGTTCTTGGTGCTTCTGGGAAATATATAAAGATTGGCTTATAAGAAGTATTAGTTCTTGAATAAACTTCATCAAAATCTAATCCTAGTTCTTTACATAATACTTCTCCATCTTGTAAGATAGTAAATTTATCTCCTTCTAAGTAAGGTGTAAAATAACCTACTCTCTCTGCTTCCCAATTTCCTAATCTAAAGGCTGCATCATCGGCATCTCTAAATTCTTGTCTGCAGTCTGGATAGACAGCATGATCACCTGCGTGAATACCTAAAGCAATATCGCAAGTCTCTCCTGTTCTTTGAGCTACTGATAAAGCTACTGCTTGAGTAATAGAAGCAAATATTTTGTTTCTGTTAGGAACAACTGTTGCTTTCATATTATCTTCTGCATAGTGACCTTCAGGTACATCTTCACCTCCTGTTACTAAAGCTGAATCTAATAGATCCACTAGTCCATCTAGTTTAATTTGGCGATACTTAATTCCAGGAAATGAATCTCCGTGAATCTGTATGCTACTTTTAACCTCATCATTAATATAATCTACTAATGATTGAGCTCTTTCTAGCTCTACTCTGTGTTTTTGACCATAGTCAAAGCTAATAGCAGTAACTGTGTCATACTCTTTTAGACATCTAAGTAATAATGTACTTGAGTCCATACCACCTGAAAGTGAAACTACAACATGTTTCTTATTTTTGTTCTCCTTCATAAACTTTTTGTTTAAAATATTCATCTAAAAATTCTCTACGATATAGTTTTACATTTCCTGTGTATTTAGAATTTGAAACATATTGTTCTTTAATAGTTTCGTGTAGAGCTACTGCTGTAGTAGCTACTTCTTTTCCCAATTCACTTCCAGCGGCATACCCTAAATACTCATAAAGAGACATCATAAACGGTTTTAATTCTTGGTTTTCCATAACTTTAATTTTAATTTTGATTTAATATACGTAAAATATCCTATTCCTCCAACAATAAATGGAGAACAATTTAATAGACTAACATGACCTTCACCACATAATCCTAAACTATGTTTTATGATCTCAATCATGATTACCTTACTCCTTGTTGTTTATAATAATCTCCTTTAGAAAATTTTGTAGACTGTTTTTCTACTTTAGACTTTTTGGATTGTCCTAATGTAGGTAACCATATCATTAATTGCTCGTACTTGCTTTTTGAAGATGTTTTACTCATAACTTTATTTTTATTTTATTTATTACAGAATCTTTTAAATCTCTCTACATTAAATTTAATATCTTCTAATTGCTTTTCCAAATCTTTTTCCATAAACTCTTCAATTTTATTTGATGGTTTTTCTAATAATCCAATCTCATCATATTTAATACCTAAAGCACCACATATGATTGGGTTTGAAGTATCAACTGAATCAATTATTCCGGGAGCCCAGTTATCTCTATAGTGAGTAAATTCTTGAGGTACTGAGCATCCTAATAAGTGGATGTAGTGATGTGATTTGATTAGATTTTCATTCTTCATGTTCTCTAAAAGTAGTACTCTACCAACAGCTTGATTTGCTATTAAATTTTCTGTAGGGCATAGTTCATGATATAATACTGAAGAGTGATTGAATGCGAAGTGAGTATAACCTAGATCGATACATTGTTGATATAATTGGTGCATCTCACTCATAGTTGTACCCTGCATTACTACCATTAAATTAGTACGTTCAGGTAGATCATATTGTAACCAATGTTTAGCATTTTTAGCCGTTATTGCTTTGTTATTCCACTCATCAGGAACAATAAAAATGTCTGGTTGGATTAGTTCGATTTTTTCTAGTAAATCTTGAGTAGTATGTGTTACTCCTTCAAATAGACCATTGTCCATGATAATAAATCTCTCTCGTTCTCTAGAATCTAAGAAATACTGTCTATAGTCAGCATGTTTGTCCAACAAATGGGGTAAACAATATTCATAATCGTTCCAACCCATACTATATTCTAGTAGGCTAAGCGGTAATTCGTGTGATATTTTCATTATCCAATAAATGTTTTTAATGCGTCCGCACTCATATTTCCACTTTGTTTTCTTATAGTACCATTTACTTCAACTACTACTGTAGTAGGAACATTTCTAATCCCATTTTCCATGATTGATTGATGTCCTGAATCAACATCAACTGTTTCAAATTGTATTCCTGGGGTTTCTGCTGCTACTTTATTAAATGTAGGAGCAAATACTTTACATGGTCCACACCATGATGCTGTGTATCTAATTACTTTTTTCATATTATTCTGTATATATTGCTGAGTTTTTACCGTGTTCTCTAAATTCTACGCTTACTACTCTTGCTCTTCCTTCTGTTTCTATTTTAATGAATTCAGATACTTTATTATAAATGTATTCTGCAAATTTCTCTGCTCCTGTAGCTGGTATAACTCTTAGTTGAACTATTCCAAATTTATCCATATCCATAGCTGTCTTTAGAAAAGGATCATCTTCTGCAATAATGTAAGTATGATCAAACATATAATCCATCCATTCTTTTGGATTCATACCATCAATCTTATTTTTAGCCCTTTTCATTCCTCCAAAGTCCCACACCCAGTTTCTTTCATCTAGATCTCCTTCAAAAGTAATTTTAAAAGAAATACCATAACCATGCAAAAAGCTACAATGAGTATCTTTTGCTCTCCATTGACGAAATACTGTAGAGTACCCATCAAATA